GCTGAACAATGGCGTGTCGCCGGTCGTTCGGTCACGTGTTACCTTGCGATCTTCGATCAAGGTGAAGCGTTGCGCCCGCAAACGCCATTATCGTTCTTCAAAGACTTCACGATGTTCAGTCCGCAATTTTCGGAAAAGGTGGACATGGACCCGAACGGCACGTTGGTTAAAAAGTATTCCGTCGCAGTCACCGCCAAAGATAACAACTATGGTCGGTCGAACACGCCGCGTGGCACCTATGCCGACACCATCCAAAAAGAGCGCGCCCGGCAACTTGGTGTTGCGCTTGATCGCGGGTCCGAATTTCTTGGGTTGCTCGCTAACCGGACGTATCAAGTGCCATGACCGATCATGTCGATGCCCTGTTGAAGTTGTGGCGGTCCACCGTGTTCGATTGGGGCGATACGGACTGTATGCTTTCCGTGGGCGATTATATCGCGTCGCGGGGCGGTCAGGACGTGACGGGGCTGTTCCGGGGCACCTATGCCGACGAAGCGGGCGCGCTGGCGCACGTAGCGGCTTACGGGGGCGTTTGCGGCCTTGTGGACCTGACCGGGCTGCCACGGATCGCCAGCCCGGCGCGCGGCGACGTGGTGTGCCTGTTCACCGGCGAAATCGAAGTGGGCGCGGTATGCACCGGCATCGGGATCGCGGCGCGATTGGAACGCGGTGTGGTTGAAGTCGATATGCGATTGGTCAAGATCGTTCAAAGCTGGAAAGTTCCATAATGTCGGCAGTCGTCAAGATCATCGTCGGTATCGCCATTGTGGCGGTCGCAATTATTGCGGCACCGTTCACCGGTGGTTTGTCGCTCTATTTGATCCCGGTTGGTCTATCGCTGATCACGCAAGGGATCATGCAATTGATCCAAGGGAACAAGGGCACCAATGTTGAAGCCGGTAAGGTCAATGTGCGCCTTGTCGAACCGATCCGTTGGTTGAACGCCGGGATCGCACGACAAGGCGGCGGCGTCCTGTTTGCCGAATTTGATAGTTCCGGCAACCTTTGGTATCTGATCGTTCACACCGATGCGCAAATGAATAGTCGCTTGAAGGTGTTTCTTGATGATATCGAAGTGACACTTGATGGTTCCGGCAATGTGACCACCAACGACTTTTGTTTGAACGACAAGAATGAAGCTTACACCGGATCGGGCACGCGGGTTTCGTATTTCCAAATTTGGACGACTACATACACCGCAACCGATCCGACACCACCGGGCATCGCCGCATTGATGGCGGCATTTCCGACCAAGTGGACAAGCGATCACAAGTTGGTTGGCACGACCTACAGTGTTGTTCGCTGCAAAGCGATTAAGGTGGAAGATCGCTATAAGATATATAAGTGGCGCGGCGCGTTGGGGCTTGGCGAACCGTCCGTTAGCCTTTTGGCACAATGGACGCTTTGCTATGATCCGCGCGATGGCACGCAAACGCTTGGTGTCAAATCGACGTATAAGTTCACCCGCAACGCCGCCTTGATTTGGGCATGGTGGCGCACGCACCCGTTTGGTCGGAACAAAACCATCGCAAGCATCAATTGGACCAAGATCGCCGAACAAGCGAATGTCTGTGATGAAGTTGTGACCGGGATCGCTGGCACGCAACCACGCTACACATGCACGGTATCGTTCCCGGAAGATACCGAACGCGCCGTTTGTGAACAGCAAATTCTAATGTCGATGGACGCGCAATTGGTGTTTGACGGCGATGGTAAATGTTGGTGCCGCGCTGGCAAATACTATGCGCCGACGTTGGTCCTTTCACGCAACCGCGATATTATCGCAATGGAAAGTTTGGAAGCGCAGAATGGCGAAAGCGAAACGCAAGGTGTTGTCGTCCGATACATGGAACCGGACGCGAAGTATATTCTTCAACCGGCTGCGCCTTGGTATAACCCGCTTTACTATACGCCGGGTCAATCGGCGCAGTTCCTGACCGTTGATGTTCAGACATGCGACAACCATAATCAGGCGATGCGTTTGGCTAAGACCATGGGGATGCGTTCGCAGCCGTTGCATAAGTTGGCACCGACTACCGGCTTGCGGGGATTGCAGGCGCGACAAGAGCGCGTCGTTGATCTTGTCTATGATAACACCTTTGCCGGTGATTATGAGATTTACACACCGGTTGAAGTGAATGACGCGGGTGTGTTTTGTCAATTTGGCTTGGTTCCGATTGATGGTGATCGTTTTGATCTTTTGCTTGGCGAAGAAAAGGCGAAACCGGCATTCACCGACGCAACGACCGTAGTCAGTCCGGCATTGCCAAGCGCCGTGGTCGTGACTATCAATAATGGACGGATCGAAGCGACGTTTACGCCGATTGGACGTGACGACGTTCGATATGAATTTCAATACATCGACACGTCATTGATCGCCGGTGACAAGTGGTCATCCATGGTGGTCGATCCGGTTTTGAATTTCGCCTATAGCGACACCATCGCGCCGAACGTGTCATATAGCGTGCGGTGGCGTTCGGTCACGTCGTCGGGCCGTCCGTCCGCATGGTCGGTGCCGGTGACCACGATGAACACCGTCACGTTCCTGCCAACAACCAATTTGAGTGTCACCGGGGGCGTCGGTCAATGTGCCGTTGTATGGCGCAACTCGACAAGCCCGACGTTCGCTTACACCAAGACGTTTCGCGGGACGACCAATGTATTCGGATCGGCTGTTGCGGTTGGATCGCCGCTTGCGGGCGGGTTGGGGCAATATCAGGGGTTCACCGACACTGCGCTTGCGCCGGGCACCTATTACTATTGGAATGCGTCTTACGATAACAACAATGTCGGATCGACGCCAGCCGGGCCGGTGCAAGGAATTGTCACATGAGTATTGCCATTTTGGATAATGTGGTTGGTGCGGAATTTAATCCCGGCACCGGTGTTGCCGACACCTATGAAGCGCCACGCGAACAAACGGTTGGTGATCAGCAAACGCAAATCAATGCGTTGAACGCGTCCGTGTTGGCGCTGGCGAATAAAATTCGCACGGTGACGACCACGCCGATTGCAGCATTGACAACCGACAAGACTATTCTTACGGACGCAACCGCCGCGTCCATTACGATCAATTTGCCCGCTGCTTCATCGGCAGTTGCGCAAATTATCACAGTGAAGAAAATAGATGCGAGCGCGAACACGGTGACAATCGATCCCAATGGTGCGGAAGTCATCGACGGCGCAACGACCAAAATCATTTCCGCACAATGGTCAAGTCTTACTTTTCAATGTAATGGAACAGCTTGGTTCGTCATCTAATATAAGGTCAAGGGGATCACATCATGTCCGCAGTCGATACCATCCGTGATGCATTGTATGGCAATCCGCCGACACCCGGTTTCAAACCATCGCGTGATGGTGTGCTAGCGGGTTTCACTGAATTGTTCACCCAAGTAGTTGCGGCAACGAACGGTATGGTTGCCTATACGACTAAAGCGTTGATGAATGCTGCGCCAATCCCGGCGAATGGCACGCAAGAACGCGTCTATGCCGATCCCACGCCCGCCAATAATGGTGTATATGTTACTAAAGCGGGTGTTCGATCCCTTGATGTTGATTTCTATTCATTTCTAGTCAGCATCGTTCAAACATCGGTAACCGCCGCGTCCGATGCCGCAACCCTTGCCGGTCACTTCGCAAATGATAGCACGGACGTTGCTGTTCCCGGTCAAGGCGATGCGACGGCGCGTGGTGCTAAATATTGGAGCATTGTTGCAGGGACTTACGCAAGTGCGTTTGCCGGTGCGAGCGATTTGCTTCCGATGTTTGGAAAGATTACGGCTAAAACTGCAATTCCTTCAACTCGATTGATCAACTACGGAAAGAAATATGGTGTCGGTGGCACCAATTTTAATATGTGGATTTCCACCGCTGCCGTAGTCGCTGCAACGCGTGAAGATTATCTTGATAGTTTTTACGCCTATTTCAATACCGCATTGGTCGGTCGCACGATTGAATTTTATATTCTTCGTCCCGGCACCGGTTTGGTCATTTGGCGTTCCGGTTTAATTCCATGTGAAACGGCGGGTCTGTTTACTTGGAATGCACCATTAGCGGTCGCTTCCATCATGATGGTTGGTGATATCGGTGGTTGGCTTTGTTCAGCCGTCGGCACCGATGGTATTGTATTCGAAACGACTACTGGTTTTAATAGTCTTCGTAAGAATGGAACTACGCGCCTTGCTGTTGGTGCGGCGTATGTGACCGGGACAACTGCGGATACGATTTATCGACCCATTGCCGGTTTCATTACACGATCAGAAGCTATTATTCTCAACACCACAATGATCAATACGCCATATGGCATTCCCGATCTTGATGCCAATTCCCGGCTTCGTATCAAGCAAGTGCCAAAAGTATTGATCGCAACCGATGCCGCTGCATTAGGCACAACGGAAAGTGTGTATGAACATCGGACGATGCGGACGCGTCGCCTCGCCGTCCGTCGTGTTAGTCTCAACAGTGTTTATACACAATGGTTTGACGGTGCCGATAGCGAAGATGTGCCCGTTAACGGATCGGTTACAACTTTGGCGATTACACAACAATGGCCCCATATTACATGGTTTGTTGGTGGTAACGCATTAAATAATCCCGGTGTTCTGACTTCAATTGAATTGTCGGCGGGTGGTTTGGTTGGTGCGGGCGGTGGATCAATTCAAGTTTGGCATGTTCGTCAACCGGTGTTGCCTGACACTGGCACATTGACCATTCCCGGCGAAGCTTTCACTTTTCTTGGTGAAATTCCGATCCCTAATGCAACCGGTGGAACAATTACATATACCGACTATCCGTGGTTAGAAACGCCAGCTATCGACATTCTAACCGGTGACGCAATTATGATCCGTGGGATCAATGTCGGTATTCCGTTCGGAACATCGAATGTAGCATATAATAATGATCGATACGTTCGCCCCAATACTTACGCGGATTTGTCAATTACGGCCTTCGATGTTGTCGGCATCACTACCGCAATATCAACCGGCTTGCGCGTCCCGATGCGCGTCACAACGCGTCCCGGTTCATCCGCGCTAAGTCAACGTGGCAAATCGGGCAATCTCGCGTTGGATCATCAAGGTTATATTCCCCCGTATATTGGTCGCAAAGTTGAAATGCCTTTGCGTGATAAAGTGGTGATTTTTACGGGCACGTCCATTGAAGCGGGTGAAGCGGCTGACAGCCCCGCGCCGCGTAGTGGTCATGTATGGAAAATGATCGAAGCGTTGCAGTGCAACGGTTTTAATGAAGGTGTTGGATCAAGTCGTGTATGTTTCACAAACGGTGCGATTGGAACCGATAACATTTCACTTGGTGCAACCAAAGCGGAGTTGTTCGCCTTGACTGCCAATCATGGTTATGATCTCTATTCTTATGAAGCAAAGGTAATTGACCGTATCATCGCCAATCCCGGTCAAGATATCTATTGGTTCGATATGCACGGTTTCAATGATGCTGGCAATTCGACAATCGGTTTAATCACCGATACGCCGGGACCGGCAACATATTACGCGGCAAAGCGGCGTATGTATGAAGCTTTCTTTGACACGTGTTATACTTATGGTTGTCGCGGTCGCCTTGCTCTTGCAACATGCACGCATGAATATCAAAGCTTGACTGTCGTTGCTACACGTCGTCAAATCAACGCCGCCAACCGTGCGCTTGCTGATCTTTACAGTGCGCCGATTTTGGACGTGATGGCAATCACCGGGATCAATCCCAAGACCATCGCGCGTGGTGCCCCAAGCGGTGCGACTTATCCAAATGGATATCTACCGGATCAAGTTCATCCGGCACAAATAGTTCGTGATGCAATTTCGGGGGCGGGCAATCCGTTTTTGAAAAGCATTGCCTTTGCTCCCGTAACTTAATAAAGGATTTCGATCATGATTGACCGTGTTGAAATCGAAGAATTTGTTGCCACCAAGATCGGTTTACCGGTCGAAGTTTTGCAAACCGATCTTGAATTGGATTTCGAATATCATTATGGTATTCCGCCAATTATGTTGTTGGATTTGACGAAGGCTATCGAAAATAAATTCAACGTAAAAATAGTCAATTCGAAAAAGCTTTCACTCAACAGCCCCGAACGACCAACCAAGAAAAATCCCGCCGTTTATATTCCAGTTGAAGATCAAGCCGTTCGAACCATACGGCAAATCTTTGACGCAATTGGAGTTTGACCCAATGACCGATCGTTTGACCATCAAAGGCTTGCATGATCGCATCGGGATCACACCCGACATGCCCGGTTATGGAACCGCATTTGGTCCGCGTTCGCGGGCTGCGCTGTTCGCCAAGCTTTCGAACAAGAAAGCGCCCGCGTTGACCAATGGTGACTTCGTTGTTGCCGCGTCGCGTCTTGGCGTCCCGGTCGGTTACATTCGCGGTGTTCGCAAGATCGAAGCGCCGCGCGGTCCATATGATGATGATGGTCGTCCGTCGATCCTCTATGAACGCCACAAGTTCCGCAATAACACGGTGCCGGTCGGGCGGTTCAATGCTTCCAATCCGACACTATCCGGCCCGCCATATGGACCGGGCGGCTATGGGGCGTTCAGTGCCCAATATGGCAAGCTTGCCGACGCGTGCGCCTTGGACCCGGAAGCGGCCTTTAGGGCATGCTCTTGGGGCGCATTTCAGGTGCTAGGCGAGAATGCGACGGCGTTGGGCTATGCCAGCGCCTATGACATGGCAATGACGCTTGTGGAAGGCGAAGGGGGGCACCTAGACACCTTCGTTCGCTACGTCGAAACGAACCACTTGGTGGCGAAGTTTCAGGCGTGCCGGGCTGGCGATCCGCGAAGCTGCCAACCGTTCGTTGCAGGATATAACGGGCCGGGTTATAGAGACTTCCACTATGACGAAAAGCTAGCGGCTGCAATCGCTTGACAAGGGAAGATCGGCGCGATGGGGGACATTCCGGCTGCATTATTTTCCAGTATGGAACGTGCCCCTTGGGGATGGGTGTTGATGGTCACGATCTTGCTCGCACTGATCAAGACATGGCCGATCATTAATGCCCAACTGATCGCGGTGAAAGATCGCATCAAAGATCGTGAAGAACGCAAACAAAACGAAGCGATCAACGATAAAACCGCCGATCTTAGTGATTGCAAGTCGCGTCTTGATGCGATGGACCTTCGTTTAACCGCTGCGGAAGAACGCGCCCATAGGTTTGAATTACAACTTGTGGCGACGTTGACCGCTTATCGCATCGTTGAAGCGGAAACCGAAACCGAACGTCCGCAGTCACCCGCGTTGAAACAAGCGCGTCGCGTTCTTCAAGACGTGTTTCGTATTACCGGGGATATGCCGACCGATATGACGGTGATGATCGCAAAGGTGTAGTGATATGAGTGACGCCCGCTTTGTTTCGACCATCGAAATCATTCTATTGGCGATCATTGCCATCGGTTCGATGATCATGGCCGGGCTGTCCATCAAAAACAAGGATGCCAGCGGTGCCGCCGCTTGGTCCGGTTTGTTGATGGCAATCGTAAACGTGATCAAGGATGGTCGTTCTTCCCGGACGATTGACAAGATGGCGGCAACTGCGGCGGCAAGCGTGCCATCGAACGAAGGGCCATCGGGTGATCCCAATGATCCATTAAATGTGAAGGTAAAAAAATGAT